TTTAAGGGGGCATTGTTGAATGTTTTAAGGGGGCAGAATCGCTTGGTTTTAGGGGGCAGCTTACACTGGATTTTCCATCTTATTTAGCTAATATGAAAACTTTGAGTAACTTTGCCATAAATAATGAGAGTAAACTAAATATATACATATATGAGATTTAGAATTTTAGAACTATGTAAAGAGGCAGGAATCAATCAAACTGAACTAGCTGAAAAAATAGGCTTGTCACGAGTTGGGCTATCAAAAGCAATTAATGGCAACCCCACTATTGGTACATTGGAAAAAATCGCCGATGCTTTGGGTGTCCCAGTAACTGAACTATTTGAGAAGTCAAACACCGGAGATATAGTAGGCTTTGTAAAAGTAGGTGATACCGTACATGAGGTGAAGTCTGCGGAGGATGTGAAGAATTTAGTTGGAAAATTGTAACAAATTAAATATTAAAGATATGAAATGTCCACATTGTCAGGTAGAAGTAAATGTAGATTTCTCAGAAAAATACATAGGAAAATATGGAAATATTTTTTATAGTCTATTCTATATGAGATGTCCAAATAGTGAATGTGATAAGCCTATTGTACTTTTGGGACAGGCAAACAATGCTAATCAATACCATGACGGTACAATATCTATAAAAGAACAACATTCCTGCAATTTTAAACAACTATTCCCTGTAGGAAGCGGTAGAATGCCTGCTGCTCCTGAAGTTGAATCTAAGTTTGCTGAAGATTATAATGAAGCCTGTTTGGTACTTCCATTTAGCCCCAAAGCAAGTGCAGCCTTAAGTCGTAGATGCTTACAGAATATAATCCGTCTGAAAGAAGGTATTAAAGAACGAAATCTCAAAACGGAGATTGATAAGCTAATAGCAACTAATAAACTCCCATCATACATAAGCGACAACTTGGAAATAATACGTGGTTTTGGGAATATTGCTGCTCATGGAATGGAAGACCAAGCTTCTGGTGAAATATTAGATGTAGAACCTAATGAAGCAGAGTTCTTATTGGACGTTTTGGAGCTTCTTTTTGATTTGTATTTTGTTCAAGCTGCTAAAGCTGCTAAGATGAAAGCTGCATTAAATCAAAAACTGACAAGCGCAGGACAAAAGCCTATACCATAAGTCGCATAGAAGAGGAGCTTGCAGAAATCAAGGAGGAGCAAGCGGCAAAGAATGAGCAAATCGGAAATAAGGGACAGAAAAACGCCTCTTAGTCAGAAAAATTATGGGGATTATAATTTTAGTACAAGAAAAATAGAATATTTTGCGGCAACATCAAAGAATTGCCGCTAATTTTTTGCTTGAATAGTTGTAGGTAATTAAATAATTACTATATTTGTAGGGTAATCAATAGAGAAAGGTATGCCAACGATATTTATTTTATTTGGTTTTCGTTTTATGTTTTACGCTAATGACCATGAGCCTATACATGTTCATGTAATCAAAGGGGATGTAAGTGCTAAATTCACTTTATTTCCAGTTACATTAATCAAAAATAATGGCTTGAAGTCATCTGAACTGAAACTTGTAGAATCAGTTATAGAAGAAAATCAAGAAGTAATAGCAGAGCATTGGAATAAATTTTTTAATAAATCAAAATAAGTGGTTATGGAAAATATCATAGTTGAAAAGGTATGGTTGACTGATACGGAGGTATGGATACGTACCACTGACGGGAAGGAGGCATGTGAGAAGTTTTCAGATTTCCAAAGGCTGAAATGGGCTACTCCTGCGCAGCGCGCAAATTTCACAACGAGCCATGACGGAATACATTGGAGAGAGCTTGATGAAGATTTGAGTTTTGAGGGATTCTTTCGGGAAAGGAAATCTAATCCTCTTTATGATTTATTTATAGCTCATCCTGAATTGAATGCTGCTGCCATAGCACGACGTTTAGGTATTTCTCAGAGTTTGTTTGCTCAATATGTAAGTGGAACAAAGAAGCCGTCTAAGAAACGTTTTGAAGATATTATAGAAACAATACGTTCAGTAGGGCGTGAATTAATGGCTGTACCGGCATAAGTTACAATACTTTATTTAGGCGTGATTCCATTCGGTTTCACGCCTTTTTTATACCATTTTACGACAATCGTTTTATTGTCGTGTATCACCTATCTGATAATTTTTCACCTTCTTTATAAATAACGAAATTTACCGTAGAAATTTATAAATCAAATTCATACGGTATGACAATCTTAGAACAAATCTTGGCAGGGCTGCAACAGAAATTCGCTGGGGTGGACACTGCTATCTTAACCCGAATTGCCACTAAGAAGGCAGAGGGTGTAACGGACGAGACAAAGGTAAACTCCATTGTTGAGGGTATCGGTTTTTCGGACGTGCTTAATTCCTATGGTGATTTCCGTGCTGGGGATGCTTCCAAGACCGCAGTTTCCAACTACGAGAAGAAACATAACCTTAAGGACGGTAAGCCAATCGAGACTACCACAACCACCAAAACGGAAGAGAATAAAGACGATGTGTCTGCATGGGCGCAAGCTTTAATTGATTCCAGCAAGAACCTTTCTGATAAGCTAACACAGTTTGAAGCGGAAAAGGCTCAAGCAACACGTAGCCAGCAGATTTTGGCAAAGGCAAAGGAGTATGGTATTCCCGAAAACTACGCCAAACGATGCGCCATTAAGGACGATGAGGACTTGGACGCATACTTCAAGGACTTGAAGCAGGAGTTCGCAAATGACGGCTTCAAAGGCGTAACCCCTCCCGAATCAGCGGAAGCGAAGATTGAGAAAGAATCTGAATCTATCGCCAAGATGATTGATGAGGGAACGAAAACAATTGTTGAACAAAACAAGAATTAATTATGTCAGCAGGATTTAAGTATGACTTGGTTCCGCCCGTTGAGCAAGAGGAACGCTACGATGTCCAGACCGGCATTCGTAGACGTGGTCCGTTCAAACTTGATACGCAGAACCTGGTAGTGGGAAGTTTTCTTCCCGGATTTACACCGATTTATGCAGACTTGAAAAACAAGTTCGCTTATGCGGTAATCAATGTGAGAGTTGTGGAAGCTTATACCACTGGTGGAGAGGCTTTGTCTATCAAAGTAGCCAAGAACTCTTTGGCTTATGTGGGTATGTTTGTCGGAAGCGGTAAGAAAGGTGCAGAAGTAACGGCAATTGATAAGTCTAATGCCGGTTATGATGTATTGACTATTAAGGCTGCTTTTGGTGAGAATATCGCCAAAGATGCCGTATTATTCAATGCGGTTGCAGTTGATGGTTTAAAACAAAAGCATGTAGCTAATTCGGCTCTGTTTAACCGTACAAAGGTTGAGGACGGAATCACATTGGTTTCATTGCTTCGTACAGCCGCAGAGATTGAACCTTCAAAATTGGTTATGCCGTTCTCTGAGAACGATAAAGCCAACATGAAGGGATGGTTTGAGTTTAACGAGTAAGGAGGTAGGATATGTTTTTAACGATTCAAACATTATTCGATGATGCGAACATCGTTTCCGCTATCATCAGACGTGTGAACCAGACACGCAAGGACACAATCTATTGGCAACAGTATCTTACTTTCCGCAGAGTAACTACTCGTGTGTTCAAGGATTATATCGGTTCTGTAACCGGAGTTATGGCCGGCTCTATCAATTCACGTTTTGGAGAGAAACCCATTCGTGAACGCAGGAATATCGGTTCAGGATATGGTGAGATTGCCTATTTGGGTGATGCTTATCAGATGTCTATTGACCGTCTTTCCGAATTGCAGGATTTGATTGACAAGTTCAATGCAGCTAAGCCAGCCGACCAAAAGGCTGCAATGGAAGAGATTGTAAACTTCTTGGCAGACGACTACCGTCAGATTACCCTTGCTGCCCACAAGCGTATGGATATTATTGTCGGTGCGCTGTTGATGCTTGGTGAAGCCACCGTTTACAACAAAGACGCTGCAATCACTTCCGGTCAGACCAATAATAAACTGCTGGAGATTACCCTTCCGTTCAATTTTATCAAGCCGAAAAGTGGAGATGTGGTTGTGGACGGAAAGAATATGTTTATCTCTTATTTGAGAGAGAAACTTCATTCCTTGGCACCGGACTATGGCGTTTATGCCAAGATGATAATGACCCGTGCATCTTTCAACAAGCTTATTCTTGGTTCATCTGAATTTGGTGAGCAGTACAAGATGATTCTCGGCAGCAACGAAATGAAGTTGAGTACGGGATTGGTTTCCTCTTCTTTGGCTTCCGAAGTGTTCACCGGCATCGGTCTGCCTCGCATCGAAATCAAGGAGGACTATGTGAAAGACCAGACGGGAAAAAACGTGCAGATTTACGCGGATAACCGTATTACTCTGTTGCCTTCTGACAACATTGGTTATATGCGCCATCATACCCCGTATGAAGCGACAGACCCGGTACAAGGACGTACTTATATCCCGTCAGAGGGGCAGATGCTTATCTCCAACTACCGTGACAAAAACGGTCGCTACATGGAATATACGGCAGAGTGGATTCCGCAGATTTCCAATCCAGATTTGATAACCAATTTCGATTTGAGCGAAATTGCATCCATCCAATCAGCATAAGGAGGTAGGATATGAAAGTAAAGGTTATATCAGTTTTCCGCGACAAGTTCACCGGAAAGTATTATACTCCCGGTGAAGTGATTGAAGTCGGTGAGGAAGCCCGTGTGCTGGATATGGAGAGTCGTAAACTCGCTGAACGGGTTGAAGCAAAACTTCCCGAAGTGAAAGCACCTGAAGAAAAGAAGGAGGTGAAAATCTCCCTCTTTGAGAAAGAGTTCGAGAAAAAGACTTTGGTTGATGCTTTGAAGTCCATCGGCGTACAGGCTTCCGGCAATATGAAAGAGGAAACTCTTTTGTCTAAGGTTTCAGAACTGGATGAAGAATCAACAGCCAAACTGAAAGAAGCATTAGGTATCGAGTAAAAGGATAGGGTAGCGCTTCTACCCTTCCATTGTCTAATTTTATAAATCAGAAAAGAAATGAAGAATTTTATTTTTGCCATGTGTGGCTTTTTAATGATGTCTTTGGTTTCGTTGAGCGTGCAGGCAGCAAGTGTGGAATCTCCCAAGTGTGAATATGTGAATCCATCGGTTAATGCCGGTTTACCAGATATTCAGTTTATCACTTTGGAAACGGCTCCGGCTGATTGTGTTGTACTGACCATGACGCATCCCGTGTTTTTGGTTGCAAATAACCCGGCTATGATGTGTTTGATAAAAGAGGGAATAGCTATTCAAGGGGTACGAATTAATGTTCCCAAATGTCCGTTCAGATACATCTATAAATCAAAGTATTGTACGCATTATAGCTATACCGCATATAGTAAACTGATTACACCATATTGAATGATAGCAGCCATGAGTAACAAGGAGTTTGTATTAAGCGTATTTGATAAGAACACCCCGTCTAATCTTGTAGTTGAAAATATACTTTCAAGAACGGGATTGGATGGCGAAGAACCTTTTGCCGAGGAAAATAGGGCAAGATTAGAGGTCGCTTGTGCCAAGCAAATTCCGTGGATGATACAAAATCCATCTTCGGTCAGCGAAAGCGGATTTTCTGTGTCTTGGTCTAATCATGTTGATAGCCTAATGAAATTGTACTCATGGCTGTGTAAACAGTACGGTTTGAAAGACGAACTGGGTAACAAACCTAAAGTGACTTTCTTATGATATTCGCTCCACACATATTGCAGGTAAAAGTTATCACCCCGATGGATAAGGATGAGTTTGGCAGACCTATTCCCGGTACCGGTGGTGAATACTGGCAGGAGGTATGTAAGTGCCGTTGTGATGACAACACGACCAAGGAGTTTAAGTCAGAAAACGGCTCAGTATATCGCCCTAACTATCATGTAGTATGTGAGAAAAGAATTACTGTCAAGGCTGGCGATGAAGTACGTTGCATGGATGGTGATGGCGTAAGAGGTCAAGGCGAAGTCTACACGGTAAAGAGTACAAACTACTTTAACTACTCGGAATTATGGATGTAGATTTCGATTTCTCAGATGTCGACTCCTTTTTCGATGAAGGAGAATGGGAGGTCGAAAAGAAGATGATTGATGTAGGCGATGAAGCCGTGAAGTACGCGGAGGAACATGGCGATTATCAAGACCACACACTCACTTTGAGAACGTCCAATGATTACGATGTCGATAAAGACGGTTTGACATTGAAAAACGAAGCGGAATACGCATCATTCGTAGAATCTAAAGGGTATGATGTTTTGAGTAGTGCTGCTTTATATGCGGAGAAACGATTAAAAGAAGAATTTGAAAAATGAAAAAGTACATTGGAACAAAACAGATTGAAGCAGAACCTATGACAATGGGCGAAGCTGACAAAAACTGCCTTATTGCAGTGGGTGAAAGATTGTCAAAGGAAGAACAGTCCATCGAAGGTTATCATACCAAATATGATGATGGTGTTGAATCATGGCTTCCTAAAGATGTGTTTGAAAAGGCATACAAAGTAGCTGATACATTTAAGGACCGTTTAGCTATTGAGCATGGAGAATTGGTTGAACGCTGTAATAAACTGAACGAATTTATTATGACCGATAAGTTTGAAACTATTGTCACCGACCCAAATCAACGTGAGTTGCTGAGAGAACAATATGATTTGATGCTTCGGTATCAGGCGGTATTATCTAAACGTATTCAATCCTTATAATTATGAAGTACAGAAAGAAACCTGTAGTAATAGAAGCTGTCCAGCTTAAAGTAGATAATTTCGATGCTGTATGTGATTTCATGGGTGGAACTCCCGTACCGAAACACAATCCCGATTTCGGTATAGATGAGCATGGCAACACCAACGAGCCTTATCTTGGAGTGTACATCGAAACACTTGAAGGCAAAATGCTTGCAAGCTATGGCGATTACATCATCAAGGGAGTAAACGGTGAGTTTTATCCTTGTAAGCCGGATATCTTTGAGAAAACATACGATAAAGCCGACGATTCATCCGTAATGTGCTTCGGTGATGCTATCGAAGTGTTGAAACAAGGTGGAGCTGTTCGTAGAAGTGGTTGGAACGGTAAAGGTTTGATGGTATTCAAACAAGTGCCAGCTCATATCGAAAGCGACATCATCCCTAAGATGCAATCGCTTCCCCAATCGGCAAAAGACCTTATTCTGAAAGGTAAGGGATTCATTGACTATACCAGTCAATGCCTTATCTACAACGAGAACACAGGACGCGCTGATTCATGGGTTCCGTCTATCAGTGATGTATTTGCAGAAGATTGGGAGATTGTGGAATGATAGTAACTACCGACATAGGAAACATTCTCTATCGGGACTGCAAGGCTTTCGGAATAGATATAGTGCCTGATGGTGAAACGTTGACGGGTGAATTGAAGTCCGAAAGGATTGTCATCCACACGAAGAAACAACAGCCGGGAAAGTATTGGAAGAAGTCTTTCGCAGAAGTGAATCTATGTGTACCCAATTTAAGCGAGAATGAAGCGAACACAATCCGGCTTAACGAACTTGAAAGAAAGGCTGGCAAGCTGCTTGATGATGTAGTAAGTACCTATGACGGTACAACCTATCGTTACTCTATCGAATCAATTGGCACGGAAGCGGATACAGCTTTGAAATGCCATTACGTGAATGTGAGAATTTTATTTAAAGTAATAAATGTAAAATTATAGGATTATGATTTCAGCAGTAGGAATAAAAAGAATCTTGTTTGCCGATATTGATAAGGTAACGGCAGACATTACCCCCGAAATCGCAAAGACTTTGATTCAAGCCGCTATCAAAGCGAAAGATGAGGTTTTGAATGTACACGGGGAAACGTGGCAGATTGAGGAAACGGAAGCCTCCGTCACTGGGTACAAGAACCAATTAACGGGAAAGAATTACCGTTTCGATGATGTGCCGGGAGAAGTATCACCCACTTTCTCTATCGGACAATATGACTGGAAGACAAAGAAAGCGTTCATGGGGGGCGATGTTATTCAGGCAACATCTAAAGATGTGGGTTGGAAGCGTGCTTTAGACAAAGTTATTATCAACAAAGCATTGTTCTGTCTGACCGATGATGATGTCTGGTTCATCTTCCCAAAATGCCGTATTGTTTCCCGTGAAGCCAATACGGATAAGGCAATTGCAATCGCTGTAAAAGGCTTGGTGCAGGAACCGGGAATTGAAGGTGTTTCTTCTGAGTATAACTACGAAGAGGGGCAGATTAAAGCTTTGCAGGCATGAACTATAGTAACCATTGTACCTACTCCTTCCGATGCGACCGTAAAGCTGGACGGTGTAACGGTCAAGTCAAAGCAGGTGAATGCTGGAGCTACCGTTCACTATGAAGTGTCGAAAGTGGGGTACGTCACTCAGTCAGGAGATATTAAAACCACTCCTTCTGAAGTTGATACCACTCTTAAAAAAGAGATAACATTGGTAAAAGTACAAGAGTGATAACCGGGGGATGGGTATATACCATTCCCCCTTTTAGTTTAAGAATATGAATCAAGCAGCAAAAACGGTTTCTGATGCTTTGTTAGGGCTGGATTTCATGAATGTGGAGATAGGAGGGATGGTTTATACCATTAAACCTCCTACAATTAAAATTATCTGTCGTGCCATTCATCATTTTTCCAATATCGGCATGACTGGAGATAATGTCATGGAAGCTATTAAAGAACTTCCTGAAGCTACTGAAGATATGCTGAAAGGTATTTCATGCTTCATCTGCGGAAATGATAGTTTGGTCAAAGAATTGGAGAACGGCACTTTTGAAGAAGTCAAAGATGCCTTGGAAGTCTGTTTCTCTATGATGGATATTTCGGCTTTTCAGTGTGTCAGCTCGATGAGGAACGTGTCGATGCTGGCAGCAAAACCGAAACAGTAGGAAACACAACGTTCTTCGGGCAGATAGCCCATTTGATTGACACGCTGCATCTGAGTTATACAGAAGTGTTTGAGATTATCCCTTATCGGAATCTGCTGATGATGCAACGGGATAAATTACACGCAGTATATGGTGGTCAGAAGGTGAATAGAATCAGTGGTAAGGAATTGGCTAATCGTAGGAAAAAGAAATAGATATGGCGAAATTATATTTTAAGGTAGGTAGTGACTGGGAAGAAGTTGTAAGACTTCGTAATGAAATTGCAAAATTAAAGCAGGAGTTAATGAGCATGGATGGCACGCAGTCTCCTGCTGCTTTCAAGGCTTTAAATGCCCAACTTGCTGCATCCAACCAAAGATTGGATGAGTTGGTGACTAATGCAGCCAAAGTTGGAGCAGAGATGGATACGGGATTCAAAAGGAAAATCTTCGATGCTTCTCAGGTCGTGAATGGATTCACAGAGAAGATTCTTGCTCAAAAAGCGGTAGTTAAGGATATTGAAGCGGATGTAAAACGCCTTGGAGATGCTTATCGTATAGCATTGAAAAGGAATTCGTTATCAGCAAATAGCAAGTTAGAAGAATACAATGCTGCCCGCAAAGCTCTTGATGAAGAAAAGGCGGCTTTATTTGGATTAACCCAACAACAAGCCGAAGCGCGTCTTTCCGTAAAGAAACTCCGTGATGAATATACACTTTATAAGAATGATGGGAGACAAGTAGTAGAAACTAACGAAGGTATCGCTATATCTTGGAAAAAAGCATTGGCGGTTATTGGTGGTGCTGGAGTATTAAAGGCATTAGGTTCTGAAATGATTCGTGTTCGTGGAGAATTTCAATCCATGCAGACCGCTATTGAGACTATGGTTGGAAAGGATATGGCAGGGCAACTGATTCCGCAAATCAAGGAGCTGGCTAAGATTTCTCCACTTACTATGTCAGATATGGTTGGAGCAGAAAAGATGATGCTTGGATTTAACATACAAGCAGAAGACACTATCAAATACTTGAAAGCCATTAGTGATATTTCTATGGGGGAATCCAGTAAGTTCAATTCGCTGACTTTGGCATTTTCACAGATGTCAGCAGCGGGTAAACTTATGGGGCAGGATTTGAATCAAATGATAAACGCTGGATTCAACCCGTTACAGATTATCTCCGAAAAGACCGGAAAATCTATCGCAACTTTGAAAGATGAAATGTCCAAAGGTGCTGTTTCCGCTGAAATGGTTCAACAGGCATTCATTGATGCAACTTCCGCAGGTGGTAAGTTCTATAATATGTCTGAGAATGCTTCAAAGACTATCAATGGTCAGTTGTCTATGATGCAGGATGCTTTGGATTCCGTGTTTAACGAATTGGGAACAAAGTCGGAAAGTGTTATCATGGACGGTATTCAAATGACAACTTCGTTGATTCAGAATTATGAAACAGTAGGTAGGATCTTGGCTGGATTAGTGGTTACTTATGGTACATACCGGACCGCAGTGATGCTTGTTACTGCTGCCGAAAGTAAACATACTCTTGTGGAGATTGGACTTACCAATGCCCGTTTATTGGCACGAAAGGCGCAGTTAGCTTTAAACGCTGCAATGCTTACCAATCCTTATGTAGCTTTAACTGTCGTTATCGGTGGGCTTGCTACTGCAATGTGGGCAATGTCTGATAGTGCAACTGCTGCGGCCCGTGCTCAAAAAGAATATAACGGCATTAAAGATGTAGCATTTAAAAAAGAACAGGAACACAAGCTGAAAATCGAAGAATTATTGATGGCTGCTCGTGATGAGAGTTTGGCTACTCTTACTCGGCAAAAATCATTAGAAGAACTTCGTAAAGAATACCCTAAAATTTTCGAACAATACGATATTGAAAAGCTAAAGTTGGAGGATATCTTAAAGTTGAAGCAAAAAATAAACGAAGAAGATTCAAGGCGTTCTGTTCAAGGCAGGAGAGATGATTATAATGCTCTAAAACAAACGATTGCTAACCAACGGAGATATTTGCAGCTATTTGATAATCCCGATTTACGGAAGAATATGTCTGATTCCGATAAAGAAATATGGAAAATGTTTTCTGGTAATCAGTCATACGTACAGGTGCGTGAGCAAATGGAGAAAAACTCTGAACTTTTAAAAAAGTATCAGAAAGACATGTTGGATGATAATATTTCCGCTTACAAATCCAATCTTAAAAACTATTCTAAAGAGAAGCTTGAAGCGGAATTGAAACTTGCTCAATCGTCTGCATCCAAACGCAATGGTTTTGTTGTAAACGGGATGATGGTTAAAGGTGGAGATTTAGAAAGCATTATTTCTTCAATTAATGGAGCGTTGGCTAAAAAGAAATCCCCTACTACTTATAAGCAGGATTATGAGAAAGCGAAGAAAGACTGGGATGATGCTAAGAAGAAACTTTCTGAAATAGAAAAGGATAAATCTAAGTTTACCTCAAAGCAGTATGAAGAGGCTAAGAAACGGGCGGAAACAACTGAAAAAGCCTATAAAAATTTAGGTGGTATTACCGGAAGTTCATTAACCAAGCAGGAAAATCAAGCCAAGAAGGAAGCCGGCAAAAAGTTAAAGCAGCAAGAACAGCTTGCCGAACAACTTCTCTCCCTCCGCCGTAAGAACCAGCAGGATGAAATCAACCTCATGGCTGATGGAACAGAAAAGAAACTGGCTCAGATTGACTTGGACTATCAGAAAGAACTGGATGCCATCCGTAAGCAAGAACAGGAATGGAGCAAGGCTAATGGTGGCAAGCTGACAAAGGAGCAGTCTGTACAAATATCCCTTTCGTATTCGCAGGCAGAAAGTAAGCGTGACAAATCAATTTCCGATTTGAATAAAGAAAAGTTTGAATCCGACAAAAAGGCTTGGCAGGAATACTTCATCGAGTTTGGCAACTATCAAGAGAAACGAAAAAACCTTGTGCAGAAGTATGATGATGAGATAGCCAAGCTGCACACAGATAGTCCTGAATACGCTATCAAGGTAGCCGAAAAGAATCAGGCTGTAGAACAACTGGATGAACAGTTTGGTCACTCCGCAAAGGCAATGGCAGACCTCTTTGAAGACGCTGGCAATAAATCGGTATCCGCCATTCAGACTATTATTGACAAGTATGAAACACTTGTCAAGTACATGTCTGGTACAAAGGAAAGTGACGGAACGAATGTTACACTTGACGAATTGAAAGCACTCGGATTCACTGATAAGGATATTGAAAAGATAGAAAAGGGTGAAATCTCCATAAAGGATGTAACGGATGCAATCAGGGGGCTAAAGGATGAGCTGAAAGGCAAATCACCGTGGCAGGCTTTCGTCTCTGACCTGGAGAAAGGGATAGAAGCCATAAAAAAGGGTGGCAACGATTCCAAGAAAGTCGGTCAAGGCATCACCGATATAGGAAATGCTGTAACGTCTTTTGCTCCTGCGCTGGGTGAGTTCGGCACTAACATCGCCAATATATTCGGTGCCAGCGATTCCGCTATAACAGGAATTACCGATGCTTTAGGGGGATTGGGCACTACAGCCGCCGGTGTCGGTCAAATTATGTCCGGTGACATTGTGGGTGGTGCCATGAGTGCTGTCAGTGGAGTATCATCTGTTGTGTCTGCCCTTGACGGTCTGTTCGGTGCAGACTATTCTTATTATGACGAGATGGTAGAGCAATATAGCCTATTGAACGATATTTGGGATGAACTGATAGACAAAAAGTTGGAATACATCAACACATCTTACGGGGCTGAAGCTAATAAGGTAGGAGAGGAAGCCTTAGAATTGGCGGAAAAAAGTATTGAGAGTTACCGTATTCTTGGTAAAGAAAGACTGAACGCAGGTTCATCAGCCGGTTCCCACTCCATAGGTGTGCGAATTCGCAAGGGAATGTCCGAACAGGGATGGGAAGAAGCACGCAAAGCTCTTAATGACGAACAGTGGTTTAAAGAAATCTCAACCGGAAGAATGGAAAGCCTGTTTGACCTTTCTACCGAACAATTGGAGAGACTTAAATCGGAAGCACCTACTTTTTGGGCTAAATTAGATGAGGATGTTAGAAATTACCTTGATAAAATTATCGATGGGGAAGAACGCATTGAGGAAATTCATAATCAGATAAACGAGCAGCTTACACAAATCACATTCGATGGTGTGTACAGTAACTTTATAGATACCTTAATGGATATGAAAGCATCATCCAAAGATGCTGCCGAAGACATATCGGAATATTTCATGCGAGCTATGCTCTCCGAGCAGGTAGGCGCACTCTATCAGGACAAGCTAAAGAAGTGGTATGAGAAATTCGCAAAGGGTATGGAGGATGGTTCTTTGACGGAATCCGAAAGAAATGCGCTGAATGCTGAGTATATGGGCTACATTGAAGAAGCCATGAAACTGCGTGACGAGCTTGCCGCAGCAACCGGATATGATAAAATTTCGCAAGAATCAACATCGCAGTCAGCTTCATCCAAAGGCTTTCAGGTAATGAGTCAAGATACCGGCGAAGAGTTGAACGGGCGGTTTACTGCTTTACAAATATCCAATGAGGAGATAAAGAACCAAAATACTATTCAATCCCAATCTCTCAATCTTCTTACAGCGAAAGCGGATGCCATCCTATCCATAAATACGGAAACAAGGAATATCGCTGATGATACGCGAGATTTGATAGCACAATCTTATCTTGAATTGGTACAGATTTCGGAAAATACAGGAGCTATTGTAAAACCAATTATTCAAATTCAGAAAGATATGGCAGAAGTGAAAAACAATACATCTAAATTATAAACTATGTCAGATTTATTGATAAATACCCAAGACGCCTACACAACATGGGGGGTAAGAATGGGAGAGGGCTTTCTTGATGTACTTGGGGCATCATCACCCATGAAAGAATTTATAGAAAATAAGTCCCGGTTAGAACATGGAAAACGTGTGATAATCAATAATCCTAAAGTCGATGAAAGGGAAATAACTCTTTCGTTTGCTATCGAGGGTAGTTCTCGGTCCGATTATCAATCAAAGAAAAAAGCTTTCTTCGATGAGCTTTATAAAGGCAAGGTTGATATTCAAGTCCCGGCTAATAGTAGCGAGATTTATCATCTGATTTATCTCGGCAAAAGTATCACTTACGCACAGAGTTTAGACCGAACTTTTGGAAAAATTTCAGCCAAGTTCAACGAACCGAATCCGGCAAACAGAACCTAATTCACGACATTGGTTCTATTGTCGTGTATGTGAGTGCTCAAAATTGGGCACTCTTTTTTTTATCCCCGAACTTTGAAGACATGGAACAAATCGACATCAAAGACATATCCGGTGCTATCCAGCTTACAACTCTGATCAATGAAGGTTGCAAGCGTAAGTTCACTCTGATGAAGGAGGACCACATCATATTAAAGTTCTCCTTGGAGAGTCCCATATATTTCAAACTTGGTTCATACGTGGAGTGCGACTTCGGGCTGTTCGAGGTGTGTGACTTGCAGAAGCCCGCGTTCAACACCGATAACGCAGGCTACGATTACGAATTAAGGCTTGATGCCTATTACTGGAAATGGAAAAACAAAATCTTTAAATATACCCCCGAAGTGTCCGGGCAGGAAGCGTCCTGGAATCTGACTGCCCCGCTTGACGTACAAGCCGGTATAGTCCTTAGAAATTTGAAAGCTCTTGGTTATGCGTATAAAGGTCAGGATTTTGTTTTCTCCATTGACAGCACTGTAGAGAATAAGGCGCTACTGATGACTTATGACAACATCAACATCCTTGACGCCTGTTTTGAGATGGCGAAGAAATGGGATTGCGAATGTTGGGTGACTGAAAACATCATCCATTTCGGACGTTGTGAGTCTGGCGATGCGGTTAACTTTGAAATCGGGGTGAACGTTGTAGAGATGTCACGTTCCGATTCCCAATCGACCTACGCCACCCGAATCTATGCATTCGGCTCAACAAAGAATATCCCATCTGACTACCGCCCCGTTGATGAGACTGTAGTGCTGAACGGCGTTGTGCAAAAACGCTTAATGTTGCCCGACGGAACTCCGTACATAGACGCTTATCCTGATATGACTACCGAGGAAGCCATTGAACAAGTGGTTATCTTCGATGAAGTCTATCCCCGAAGGGTCGGCACCATGTCGGATGTCACAACTATTGAGGTGACAGACAAGGTGGAGAATGAGGACGGCACAACCACCGAGGAAAAATGGAATGCCTACCGCTTCAAGGATACCGGCATTACCTTCTCAAAGGACTATATCCTCCCCGGTGAGGAATTGAAAATCATTTTCCAATCCGGCAAGTTGAATGGTATGGAATTCGCTGTAACATTCGACCCTGACAATAAGAATGAACAACTTTGGGAAATAGTCAGAAATGAGAACTACGGCAGACCGCTTCCGGACGGAGTGCTTATTCCTGAGAATGGGGATACTTATATTCTATCCGGTTGGGACAGTACGAAAATAACCGAACTGGGGCTCGTGGGTGCCGCCGAACAAGAGCTGAAAGGCGAAGCGGAGAAATCTGTAGCCAAATCCAAGATAGACCCTTCTACATATAACTGTAAGATGATGTCGGATGTCGCATACAGTGAGGACGGAGTGCACAATCTCTACGGCATCGGTCAGAAGGTTAACTTAATCAATAAGGCTTATTTTGAGAACGGAAGGCAGTCAAGGGTTATCGGATACGAGTTTAATCTTGACTATCCTTATGATTCTCCGATTTATACAGTAGGGGAGACGGCAGCCTACTCGCGTATAGGGGACCTCGAAGGCAAGATAGAATCTCTTACCCTGAAAGGTCAGACTTATACAGGCTGTTGGGGCAGTGGGGTTTATCTGATTAAAAGAAATGATTCCACACCGGCTACCGACAATAATGCATTCTCGGCTCTGCGCGCGCTCACTGAGTTCATCAGTAAGAAAAAGGATGATGTCGTACAAGGGATTATCACTTTCATGAAAGGCTTGCGTATCGGCAAGTTCGTTACCGGCATGCTCGGCGGACGTGGCGCCTCCATGTGGCTTGATGAAAACGGGAAATCAATCCTTGAAATAGACAGGATTCTTGCCCGTGAAGAGCTGATTGTTCCCAAAATCACATTCAACTGCATTGATGTGATAGCCGGTGACAAAGCAAACACATTTGCCTACGGTACCATTAAGACCGTAGACAGGGAAAAACGCATTGCCACGCTTGACCTGCTGGACGACCAGTGGGGAACGCTGCACGTCAACGACATCTGTCGTGGCGTCTTCCACAATTTGGAAGGCAGCAACGAAGAGCAGACCCTGTTCGACAAGAACGGCTTCATGGGATACTCCGGCTTTGCCACTTCATATTTTACTCCCACCCGGATTGTTGAAAGCAAAGCCGGGCTGATGAGCTTCGAATACAACCTGCAAGTGGGCACCGGCGTACACCCCATGCCCGGGATGAACTTCTTCGCCTACGGCAATTTTACCGACAAGGAGCGTCAGTCCATCACCTACGAGAACCGCTACTACAAGCGTATCCTGGAGGGAGTGGATACCTGGCAGATTGACCCCGACAAACATATCATGTACCAGTCCGGGCTGCTGGACGGCACTACCATCGGCGGCATGGAGATGCACGGTCACGGGACGTTCCAGAAGAACGGTTACATGACCGGCGTGCATATCCAGTTCACTCCCGACCAGGTGGACCAGCTCACTGCATACAGCGTCAACCTGTCCAGCTACGAGGGTGTTGTGACAGTGGACGAAGAGGGCAATATCATCAACGGGGCAAAGACCGTGCAGAATGTGACCGCAGGCGGCAGGAACGTAATAGGCGGAGAAGAGAATGTGGTGGCGACCGGCTTCCGCCTTTCCACCCGCGTGCAGGCTTTCAAGGGCGAAAAGGAACTGGTTTACTCGGAAACCTTGAAAGCCGGCGCGTTCATGGTGTCAATCGAGCCTGTCGGCTGCACTGCGCACGTGGAGAACGGGGTTGTCATTGTGGATGGGCTGACCGACCTTGGCGGCATGAGCATCGGCATCACAGTGAACTGCGAAGGAAACGCATCATTCCTGAAAACCTATACCATCAATGTCAACCAAAACGGATGGAACATCATATCGGCGGACCTGTCAAACGAAATGTGCGCCGTACATTGCGACACCTATGGCAACGTGCTGAACGGACTGCCCTGCACGACTGTTGTCAGCATGTGGTATGGCACGCGCCGGCTTGGATTGGACAGGATAGAAGTGGAAGCGTCTGAGGGTGTCAGTGTATCCAAAGATGTGGAAACAGGCGTGATTACCGTCACCGCTATTCCGGCAGTGCCCGGCAGCAGGGTTATCACCATCCCGGTACGGGCATACGCCACGTTTGCCGGTGAACAATATTCCAAGCCGGTGCAGTTCGGCATCACGAAGCTGACGGACGGGGACCCTGCTGTCATTTACGACCTGCTCCCTTCTGAAAGCTCCATCAAAAAGAATTCGGACGGTTCGTGTTCCGTGTCTTCCATTACGTGCGTGCTCCGCAAGACGGACGGGAAGAATGCGCCTGTACGTGTAACCGTCCTGCCGGATGGTTATGCCATGATGCGTAAGATTGATGACGGGGAAGAGGTTGCCTACGCCATCGGAAGTCCGCTCTCCGTAACGTCTGCCGGCACAAGCATTACATTTTCCCTTTATTGCAACGGACAACCTGTAGACCGTGAAACGATTCCCGTGTTGACAAACGGCGAGGACGGGAAGCCCGGGCAGCCTGGGCATGACGGCGAAGATGGCAAACCCGGTGAAGACGCCTGCTATTATAGCATATCTCCTGCCCAAATGACCATCGGTCAGAAGATAACAGGCTCACTGGACCCTTCATCTTTTGTCTGCACCTGTTACAAGAACAGTAATAATACCCAGGCGGCAGAGTCCGCCCAATGGTACATATACCGGAGTAACGATAACGAATCATGGTCGCAGTATGCCACCGGTTCTTCCTATTCGACCACATTCACGGTCTCCGTGTCCTCTTCGTACAAGTATTATAAGATTGTGGCAAAACCGTTCAGCAACATTGAGTGTGTGGCTTATGCGCAGATAGTATCGGACGGAGAAGATGGGGACCGCGGACCACAGGGTCCGCAAGGTCCTGCCGGCGACCGCGGACCTTCGGGTTCCATGCCGCGCTACCGCGGCACATACAAATCGTCCGAGACTTATGTTTACAACAGCGAATACCGCGATATCGTGATATATAACGGCAATGCCTATATTGTCAAGCCGTACGGATATTCCGGTTCTGCCACCCCCACCAACACCTCTTATTGGGAACAGTCCAACAAGTTCAGCTTCGTGGCGATGGATACCGCCCTGATTGACGGAGCCAACATTGCCGGGTTCATGTTCAAGAGCCAGAAGATGCAGTCGCAGAGCGGCACGCTTACGCTGGATGGAATCAACGGGTCAATTGATGTGAGTAAAGGTACTATCGGCGGGTTTACGATTTCGAATAATTCCTTGTCGGTATCCGGGAACAATGCTTCCATTAAATTCGAGATCAGCGGATATAACTTCCTCCGGCTGAACGACCCTTCAAGCAGCGCATTCTTGGCTGCCCGTGCCGATGGCAGGACGGCGGCAAGTTTCAGCACTTATGGTTCCAGTAATTTGTCCATTGCCTTGGAGCTGCTATGTAACGCCGGCGGCTTCGGGTACGCGTTGAAGTCAAGAGGCAACGCGGAAATTGTTGCACGAAGCGGAGAGTTCGTCCGGATAAACGGATTGGCACTTAATGCGATTGAGGTTTCATCCTCGTATACTGTCAAAAGCAGCGATGATCTGATTGTATGTAAGAATACTTCTTCGATTACTGTCAGCCTGCCTTCTTCCGCAACCATGTGGAAGGGGAAGATTGTATTCATCAAGCCTGCCAATACCGGGAATATAACCATGAGCGGTTCCATACGGGAAGCCAACAACAGAAATCCGGTCGGTTCGACATCGATCAAGGACAACCATTTCCGGGGCTTTATGTATGACGGATATTATTGGAATGAAATGTATTTATCAATTTAAGAAAGAGATTATGAAAATAAATTTTAGAAAATTCCCGATGTATGCAAACATACGCAAGGACATGGTTGTGGAGCGGGACATAGCGGAAGAGTATGCCGATTCCATCTACAGGAACATTCCCGGAATATCGGCGCACGTGCTTGCCGAGAAGATATTTCGCTCCACCGGGGAAACCGAGCTTGACGATACCGAAGTGGACACCATATTAAGCAGCATAGACCTGTTCCCCGGAGTATTTGCCGATTCCATGAAGGATTATATCGGAAAACATAAACAGATACCGCCATGTCGCAAGGGATGAATGATATAGACATAAAGGATTTTACCCCTGTGTCCGGTGTCGGCGGGAATGATAACATACTGCTGGTCCTGTCTTCCGGGGTAAACGGGCGTATATCGGTTGCGCTGTTCAAGGCGGCGGTGTCTGACAGCCTGAAACCTTCCATCCGGGATGGCGTATGGTGGGTGGGAGACATCGGCACCGGAGTAGTCGCAGAGGGCAAGACGCCGGAATTCCGCAAAACAGAGACCGGCATTGAGTACAAGTATATTCCCGACCCCGACACCACATGGCGGCTTTTGGTTGACATAGCCGACATCAAGCTCCGTTTCGAAGACCTGACCGAAGATGAGGTGCGCATGCTTATTCCCCACCTGAAGGATTTTACTCCCGAAGAGATTGCCGAATTGCAACGCCCGGCTGCGGAGATGATCGCGAAGCTGGAGGATACCGACCGCACGGTGTCGTCCAATGAACAAACACGCATCAGCAATGAAAACGCACGAATCGGTAATGAAAACATCCGTAAACGACAGGAGAACGACCGCATATTGTTTGAGAACAAACGTGCCGAAGCGGAAACTGCCCGCGAGAAAGGATTTAAAGAATCCACAAAGAAAGCGGAAGAAGCGGCTGCGGCTGCGCAAAATCAAGCGGATCGCGCACAAGCCTACGCCGACAACCCGGCGAAGATCGGGGGAAACGGCAACTGGTGGGTGTGGGATGAAGAAACCGGCGAATACCGCGACACCGGCACTTTCGCCCGCGGAGATATAATGTTCGCCGCCTTCGACATCGACATAGCCAAGGGGGAACTCGTCTGTACCACCCCTGACAAATATACCGGTCCTGTTTTCACGTTGGATGACGGTGAACTATGTTTAACAATTAACGGATAAAAGGCGATATGGCAAAAACAATATTGGGAAGGGTGACTTTCATCCCGCGCGGGCGATATGCAGAGCCAGAGGAATACAACCGGCTTGACCTTGTGTTCCATTTGGGCAGCTCCTACGTGTGTCTCAAGGACAAGACCAAAGGCGTAACGCCGGGCACAGACGATGCCACATGGATGATAATGGCTGAAAAAGGCGCTGCCGCATGGGGCGATATGACTCCGGAGGAAAAGACCGAGGCGGCATCCGAGCTGGGAAAGGAGCTGTTCGGCTTCGTCCCGGTCCTGCTGACAGAAAACGAGTTTGAAAACCTTGGCGACCGCATAGACCCGGACACCATGTATTACGTATTGGAGGAATAGCGTATGGGAATCGTGGTGAAAGAAAAAGAGGTGCTAGTCATCTACTACGGCTGGCGGGCGGTATCGGCCATCTACAAAGGGGCACGGCTTGTTTGGATGGCTGTAAGAAGCTGCTTCGGCAGCGGATATTGGGACGGGGACAAACCTTGGGACGGGGATGAGTATTGGGACGGTAACAAATAAAACAATGTGAATTATGGCAAAGATAAAACTGGATAAAGAGATTGAAAGCATAGAAGTGCCGTGGAGCACGTCTTCAGAAATGTATAAAGGTTCCCGTGTGGAAGAGTTCATCAAAAAGCAGTTCAAGAGCAAAGCCGGGTATCTGTCCCGGACAACGGACAAGGAAACAGACGGGAACTACCACCTTCGCGGCTTTGCCGACGAGGAACGTTATAATGAATGGAACAGCAACCCGGAAGCATTCGCAACGAACGTCCTGTTTGATATTGCCTTGCCAAGTGGCGACGGGTCGAGTTCGGCAACCAGCTATATCCTGAACCTTGTGAACGGTTCGGAGCGTACCATCATCACGACATCAAGAAAATTGAGTGTCAAGCTCCGTTTTACCTCGCAGGTATTCAACCCTGCCACGCAGCAGACCACCGATACGGGCGAAATGGGCGTACTGACGATACAGACCAAAGTGGAAGGCGCAAGCAACTGGAGCACCAAAGGGACGGTGAAGATTGAATCCTACCCGGCTGATTCATCCGACTGGGTGGAAGTCCCTATCGGCGATTACCTGACGCTCGGGCAGCAATCTGTCCGTATCATCTGCCGCGGTGAGACCACGGAACTGTCAACCACATACGTCAGTTACTCCATCACGGTGACAAGCCTTGCGCTTGACTTTGCCGCCACATGGGAAAATCCTTTTGACGGCGAGCGTATCCCATTGTCTTACTATGTCACCGGCAACATTGCCAAAGACCTTACGGTACGTGTCACCGGTAAGGACTACGACCGGACCTTTACCCGTGCCCTCGGTACGAACGTCTATACGGAAACACCCTATATTCTGGAGATTGACAGCCCCAAGAAGCATGGCGTCTATACCGTCACAGCTTACCTGAGCAGCGGTTCGTCAGTGCAGACCGATGATTTGGTTTCGCAAATCATGGTAGCCGAAGAAGGGGAAACGGGCATATTGATGGCGTTGAACGGCATACAGCGTGACCTGACCAACTGGAATACGGTGAAGTTTTTCGAGTGGGCGGTTTATAATCCATCAGCCGAAACAACGCCCGTGCAATTTCGCCTGATGGATGACAAGCTGCAAGAAGCCTATTTGACGCAGGACATTCCGGCGGCAGCCAACCGCACACGCTATGAACTGAGCGCGATGGTCGAAGTCGAAACGGAAGAAGGCGCAGGTGACACGCTGAACGGGCGCATGCTCTTTTATTCCGGCGATACGGAACTGCGGCAGCAGCTTCTCTTCACCATTGACAACAGCGAAAACTTTTCTCCCACCAAGGGGGCTGATTTCGTGCTGAACCCCAAACAGCGCACCAACACCGAGGAGAATCCGATGCGGATTGTCAACCAGGAAACTGGTGAGGAGGTCCCGTCCGTATGGAAAGGCTTCGAACTATTGACGGACGGATGGCAGACTGACAGTGCCGGAGCCAAATGCCTGCGCGTCCTTGCCGGATGCTCGCTGGATATTGACTACGAGAGCTATTCCGAAACCACCGGACAGACCCAGGAGAGTTCACTGACCATTGAGATTGACTACGCTTCCCGCAACGCGACCGACCTTGCAGAACCGATTATCCGCATGTGCTCCACCTACGCAAGCGACGGACTGCCCTTGGGCTTGGAAATCCGTCCGCAAGAGGCGTACTTCCTGACCACCGGGCACCGTACGCCCACCGACCAGGATGTGATGTTCCAGGAGGACACCCGCACCCATCTGGCTGTAAATATCATTTATAACCTCGGTGGGCATGGTATCAGTTACGTGCGTCTGTTCATCAACGGAATCATCAACCGTGAGTTCGTCTATACCGAAACAGACAAATTCATCCAGCGCGTGAATGGGGTGCTCACCTCGCACGGTATCCGCATCGGCTCGGAAACCTCTGATGTGGATATCTACGGTATCCGCATCTATAAGAAAGCCCTTTCAGCCACTGACATACGGCAGGATTATATGGCAAGTATGACGGAGGTAAGCGAAAAGATTGCGTTCCGCGACAAGAATGACGTATTGTATAATAACCTGATCAACTACGAGCGCGCTTCGCAGAAGTACAACACGATGCTCTGGACCGGCTCACTCCCTTATATCCTTGACCAGGCGAAGAAGAAAGGAGACCTGACGATTAATATTGTAGGCGACCCGTCCCACTCCGGTACGATTAAGGGAATGAGCGTGAAAGGACAGGGTTCGTCATCAAAGAAATATTTCCTGTGGAACCACCAGTACGGCTTTGGCGATTATAATTGGATTGACGGAAACGGAACCGACCGTGGAGCGGCTTACCAATTGACGGATGATGTGCCGCCTGCCACCAAGCTGGTGGCGAAACTGAACTGGGCTTCCTCCCAGCAGAGTCACAAGGCAGGGTCGTGCGACCTGTACCACGAATTGTGGAAAGAAGTGGTTGGCGGTAATTCCATCACGGAAACGGGTGGTTATGAAAAATGCCGTGTATGCGTCAAGCAACTTCCGTTCATGATGTTTGTCCGCGAAAACGAATCGGCTGAACCTGTATTCTACGGCTTGGTAACGTTCGGACCCGGAAAAGGCGACAAGCCGACATTCGGATATGACAAAGAAGTATTTCCCGACTACCTGATGATCGAAGGGTCGGACAACGGTGCCGTACTGACGCTGCACCAGGTACCGTGGAACGAAGACGTTGAGCCATCCATTGACGACGAGGGAGAATTGGAAGGATGGAAGTATAACGGGGTTGTGTCTTGGGATTTTGATTTGGGTAATGAAAAGCAGGTTGGTTATTTCCAAACGGCACATAACTTCATATATCAATGTTCCAACCGCCTGAAAGCGTTTGTGGGGACACTTGCCGAACTACAGGCTGCTGGTGCAGACCTTGAAAAAGACAAGATGTATTGGGTGACGAAGGCTGGAGGCGATGCGCAGCAGTACGACTTGTACCGTTACGACTGGCTTACTTCCACATGGGTGGATGCCGGGGTGAACAAATCAGGTGTTGGCAGTTATGAGAAATTGAACTTACGCACACAGCTCAACGATTACCTTGCCGGGTTCGATGAATCGGAAGCCGTGCAGAACCAGATATGGGAGGAAGTGAACGCGATGTTTATTAACGCACGTGTGGCAATGTTCAAATCCGGTATCGGACAGTATTACAACCTGTCGGATGCCAGATTTACAATGATGGTGATGAAGCTGATTGCCGCCAGTGACAACCGGGCAAAGAACACATACCAATACCTTGACCCGAAGACACACCTGATATGTTTTGCCCAGGACGACATGGATACCATTTTCCTGACCGACAATCTCGGGCGCAAGGACAAGCCCTATTATGTGGAAGAACACGACCTGAACGCAAACGGAAAGAACTATTGGAACGGTGAAGTGAACACGTTCTACAATTTGATGGAATTGGCGTTCCCGGCTGAATTACGCTCAACGATGAAGGCGATATTTTCAGCAATGGCGAAAATCGGCGGTTCGCCTATGGGTTGTTTCGAGAAGTTCTATTTCCGCATCCAAAAGTATTTTCCGGCTGTTGCCTATAACGAGACGGCACGGCTACTCTACGAATACGCAGAGCAAAAAGCAAACGAAGGATTGTATAATCCACCCTCCGTATCGGCTATCTCGCAATCACTCGGAGACCAGTTGCAAGGTGAGATGCAGTACCTGAAGATGCGCACCGTGTATCTTTCCTCGTTCTGCTCGTATGGCGATTTCAGCGTGGCAAGCTCGCAGTCCATATCGTTCCGCAGCCGCTACACAAAAGATGGCAAACAGCCGACTTATACCTTTAACCTGCGTCCGTTCATGTGGATTTATCCGGCGGTGGCTATCGGGCAGTCATTGGGCTTTGGGGCTGACAATGACGGGAAAGCGTACGGACTTCCGCAGCGTGTCAAAGCCGGGGAAAACTATACCATATCATTTATAACGGATAACGACACACCCTGCGCGCTCCTGGCACCGGACTGCTACAGCAGCATCGGCAATTGGGGTGACAAGCCGTTGACCGGGGAATTTGCCCTGTCGGGAAAACGGCTCACGGAGTTTTCCGCCGGACGTGAAGAAGGCATAAAGGTTGTCGAGTTCAACGCTTCCAGCTTTAAGATAAACACGCCAAACCTGAAACGCCTGAACCTGAACGGCGTGGAAGCGTTAGCCGGTATACTGGACCTGTCGAAGCTGACACGTGCCGAAAGCCTTGGTGTGTCGGGAACCGCCCTTTCCACCGTGACGCTTCCCAAGACCGGAAGCCTGGAGAACCTGGAGCTGCCCGCCAAGTTGACCGCGCTGCATTTGGATGATCTGCCCGGATTGAAGACGGCTGGAATCGAAGGCGTAGGCAACCTGCAAACTGTCTACGTCGACCAGAAAGGTGCCGGGGCGTTCAACAGCCGGGCATTCGCCGCGCAGTTGTACACCGGGGCGACCGAAGAGTTAAGCAGCGTGACGTTCAAGTCCGTTGAATGGGAATCCGTCACGGCGGATATGCTTGTGTTCCTGTGTGACAAACAATCTGTCCTGACAGGGTCCATAGCCCTGATGAACGCATCTGGCGACCGGTATATCACGTTTAACGAGAAAATGAAGCTGGTAGGACGCTACGGAGATATTGACAGCACGGATAATCCGCTGTATGTCAGTTATCCCGTCCGTGCCATCAACTCCATATCCATACAAGGCGACAACTACATTTTCACGCTTGGGGAATACACCGGATTCCATATCAGCGTATTGCCTACCAGTGCCAACAACGTGAAAATCGTGGACGGGCATGCTGCGGTCAACTGGTCAATCGAAGATGGAGCCTCGCTTTATGCCGGGTTTACCGATCCTGTAAACGGCGTGCTTCATGTAAAGAAATTGAGCGATGCGGCATTGAAGGAAAGATTCACGGTGACGGTGGAAGTAATCACGATGGACAACAGGGTAATGAAACAGACCAAGCAGGTCGGGTTCTTCAACCGTATACCCGAAATCGGGGACTTCGCCTACGCGGACGGCACATTTGACGATGCCTATGACCCTAGCAAGACACTCGCCGGCGTGGTATTTATGCGAACAAAGAAGAGCGATACCGAGTACGAACTGCGTATAGATGCCGCCGAGGATATCATAATGGTAGATGAAAATACGAATGTTGTAAGTTGGCCATGGGGATTGTACCCGGAGGCTTCCGCCACCAACGGATTTCCACAGGAAATAGAGGATGCCATCCAGAATGCTGCCGGCATTGCTTCAGCGACAGATACCGCAATGCCGAATATAAACAGCACCGGGCTGTCTCAAACGACCGACCCAAATAACGGTAGACCATCTTCCAACTACATCAACGAAGATAACTACTTGGATGATGATACGGATGACGGATATGCCGTACTCACATCAGGTTCTGTCAATGACTTTGACGGGAAGGAGAAAACGGATATCATCATTGAGCACTGCAACCATATCCTGCTGAATTATCTGGACGTCCCATTGCCGGAAACCATGGAAGAGCTTTACAAGGCGATGAAAGAGTTGGCTGCTTCCAATTCCGGTGCAAAAAAGTACTGGCAGTTCTATTATCCGGCAGCATATATGTGCCGGTTGTACGAGCCGAAAGCCGAAGCGGTGCATGAGCAGTACCGCAGCGGCAATTGGTATCTTCCGGCAAATGGTGAATTGGCACGTATCTACAATTTCCACAATTGCAGCCGTGGCTTCAAGATAAACACGACCCCGACAGCGGATTATGCAGATGAACACCCGTCAAGCGAAGCGCGGATGCCGTTATTCGCAAACATGCTGAAACGGGTAAGGGATATCAATGTCGGTGCGAATCCTTTTGCCTTGCACTCCGCCTCGTGGTATTGGTCCAGTACCGAGAGCAGCCGCGGCAACAGTTGGTATGTGAACTTCTCCAGTGGCTACACTAGCTACAGCTTCAAGTCCTACGGTTATAGGGCGCGGGCGGTGGCAGCATTCACTTTTAAACTTTAACCTTTCGGCGCGCTCCTTTTGGAGCGTGCCTTGAAGCAGATTATAATATGAAACAGGAAACAGCAGAAAACAAGGAACAAAAATGCGTTTGTCTTACTGGTGAAGAGATTGCCCGAAGCAACGCCGCGAAAGAGAAACAGAAACGGGGGACCGCCCAGCTTCCTGCCTTTCGTGCGGCAAGCAACCTGATGTTTTCGATAGCGCAAATCATGATGGCTTGCCCTCGAAAACTGAGCCGGTATACCGATTTGATGATTTCCGATATGTCGGAAGTCGGTAAATCGGTTGCCCTTGCCAACGAATCGAGAGGGGAAGAACGGAGCTGGTACATCAGCAATGCAATGTCTTTGCTGTTTGTTATCCGAAATTATTTTGTGATTTTGGAGCGTGTCGGTGTCTTGTCGAAAGACAGGTGCAACAAACTCCGCAGCGAATCTGATAAATTGATTGCGCAGTTGACAGCATGGCGCGATTTCACAAGCCGTCAGGGTTTTAATACTGAGAAGGTATGAATAGTGTACGGCGAAATCCTCTGAATGGGCGTATTACTATGGTGGCAAGCCATAGTAACGAAGATGCAAATACGCAAGAAGTCTCCGCCTCGTGGTATTGGTCCAGTACCGAGAACAGCCGCAACAACAGTTGGTATGTGAACTTCTCCAGTGGCAACACTAGCAACAGCAACAAGTACAACGGTAATAGGGCGCGGGCGGTGGCAGCATACGGAACGGATTTCAAATGTTTCCTGGATACGGTTATCGATGCTTATAAGGACTGCTTACGCGGGAAGATGAGTTCCTGCCAGGCAGTCGAGTATATGCAGATAGCCGAAGAAGACATTGTCTGTTTAGCGATAGAGATGTGGACAGGTGTATATAAGCCGTCCACATCCACCTGTTTTCTTGTAAGATACCCGAAACTGAGGGAAGTGTTTGCTGCCAATTTCCGTGACCGTATCGTGCACCATTGGATATGCCTGCGGCTTGAACCTTTGTTTGAAGAGCGGTTCGAATCGCAGGGGAACGTGTCACATAACTGCCGTAAGGGTTACGGTACCAGAACAGCCGTATTAAGTGCTGTGCAAGGCATGGAGGCTGTTTCCTGCGGCTACCGCAGACCGGCATGGGTGTTCAAGGGCGATTTGGTTTCGTTCTTCATGTCGATAGACCGGGTGTTGCAGCTTGGCATGCTGCTGCGCTTCACGAAAAGGAAATACCATGGTGGGTACAAGGAAATCCTTTTAAGGGTGATACGGGCGGTTGTATTGCACAGCCCGGAAAAGGATTGCGTGTTCAACGGTGATACGACCTTGTGGAGGCAGTTGCCCGAAAACAAATCCCTGCTTCGCAACGGGGAGGGCAAAGGCGGTCCGATAGGCAATCTGACCACGCAGTTGTTTGCCAATTTCCTCATGTCCTTCTTTGACAGTTATGTAATATGGAAGACACGGCGGTTGAACTCCCATTATGTGAGGTTTGTGGACGATTTCCTGTTGGTATGCGACGACCTGAAAGCATTGCAGGGGGTGATACCGGAACTTGAAGCATTTCTTGGCGGGAAATTGCTGTTGAAGCTGCATAAGGACAAGCGGTACCTGCAACCTGTGTCGCACGGGGTTTTATTCGTAGGTGTGTATATCAAGCCCGGAAGATGTTATTTGAGTAACCGCACATTGGCAAGGTTCAAGGAACGTGCCACAGGCTTTAACCGGATGATTGAAACAACCGAGCTGACCGCCAATGATTGCGCCCGCATCCAATCGGTCCTGAATAGCTATCTTGGGTTCTGCAAAGGGCTTAAGACCTACCGCCACAGGAAATGGATATTATCGCTCTTCGGGAGCGGATTCTATAAATACTTTTACATATCAGGTCATTTTGAAAAGGTATGTATCAGGAAGAGGTATAGGAAAATGTATAAAGAGTTGAATTATGTATTACCAAATTAACGCAATCATGGAAAAGAAAAAGTATGAAGAGAAGCCATCGGTAGTGGTGGTTGACAAAGTGGTGGATCAAATCTACACCACTGTGAATTTTGGTATCCGGGAGGTTGAAGGCGGATACGAAGCATACACGGCGACAATGACAGGACACCTGACGGCCGATGAGTTTGTGAAACGAATAAACGGGTATGGATTGAACGAGGAAATGACCACCCAAGAATTGGAAACTATATTTGAAGCTCTTGGGTTTGCAGGCGGTAATGAAACGTCTGTATTCAAAGAGTTCATGTTAAACAAGATTGCTGCTTATGACCGGTCGGAGACTGTCAATTCGTTCATGCTCGCCGGTAATCGTATTTGGCTGGACAAAGCAACCCGTGTCGGACTGGTCAATTCAATTGGCATAGAAAAAGATGCCGGAAAGCCGGAAACCAACCTTTGGTTTGGTGGAGTGAAGTACACTATTCCGGTAGATACCGCATTGCAGATGCTTGCAGCGTTGGAGTTGTATGCCCTGCAATGCTATAATGTAACTGCCGAACATGCGGCGCAGGTCGAACAAATGGAAACAGCAGAGGAAGTGAAGTCCTTCGACTATTCAGCGGGTTATCCAGAACAATTAGTGTTTAATCTTTAAAAATAAAAAGTTATGATTTGGTTAGTGATTTTATCAATGTTGGTGATAGCTGCTTATACGGCAGCGGTATGTGTCAAACAAGGGGGCGTTCCTGCTTCCATCAGTGCCACGTTCTATAAGTTGGAACACAAGCATTGGTTTATGGTAACGACGTGGCTTACCGCCGGGCTGCTGATGCCTGCCATCTTGGAAGTGAGTAAACCGGATACCGAGTTTTTGGCGTTCTTGTCCTGCATAGGTATGCTGATGGTTGGTGCAGCCCCCAACTTCAAGGATGAGTTTGAAGGGAAGGTGCATACCACCGGGGCTATCTTGTGTATCGCAGGCTCTCAGCTGTGGGTTGCCTGTAATTGCCCGTGGTGCCTGACGGTATGGCTTGCCTACATTATTTATACGTTGGCGATGATGCCCCGCCACGTATCGGACAGCATCATAACGGATTTCCTGCGTACCAAGCCGATGTTTTGGATTGAGATAGCCGCGTTGTCAGCTACTTATGCATCCATATTGGTTGCAGGTTTATAATGTCAAAAAATCCCTGCATGCCTTTTCGGACAGCAGGGAAAAACTTATGCAACGACCTCGCCAGGTCTATTGGGTTATGAAAAACACATGCAAAAATAACATTTATAATCAGATAAACAATAGACGGAATGGAATTAAATGACTGGTTGGCTATAATCGGGGCTTTCGGGGGATTGGAGGCTGTCCGCTGGGGTGTCACGTTCTGGGTAAACCGCAAGACGAACGCGCGGAAGGAGGATGCGTCCGCCGATTCAATGGAGGATGAGAACGAGCGTAAACAGGTTGATTGGCTGGAAGAACGTATCGCCCAGCGTGACGCCAAGATTGATGCGTTATACGTTGAACTTCGTAACGAACAGTCTGATAAGCTGACATGGATTCATAAGTGCCATGAGCTGGAACTACAATTGAAAGATGCCGAGCACAACCGTTGTGACAGGCCTGACAGCGAATGTGGCCGTCGTATTCCACCACGCAGAGCTACATTAATTAAAGATAAGGAGGAAAAGAAGAATGGCTGACGTAAGAAAACTTGCACCGTTTATCCTAAAGTGGGAAGGCGGTTTTGTAAATGACCCTGACGATTTGGGAGGGGCTACCAATATGGGTGTGACTATCGGAACCTATGAGGCATATTGCCGAAAGAAAGGATATTCCAAGCCTACAGTTGAAAGATTGAAAAATCTCACGAAAGAGGAATGGACGGAAATCTTGAAGACCATGTACTGGGACAGATGGAAGGCTGATTTGATACAGAATCAGTCTGTAGCAAATATTCTTGTGGACTGGGTGTGGGCATCCGGTGTTCATGGCATTAAGATTCCTCAACGCCTGCTTGGTGTTACGGAGGATGGCATTGTAGGTCCCAAGACCATTGCTTCGGTAAATGCCAAGAACCCGCGTGAGTTGTTCGACATGATTAAGATTGCACGGTTTGACTTCATTGAGGATATATGCCGCAAGCGTCCTGCGAACAACAAATTCAAGAGAGGGTGGATGAACCGTATAAATGATATCTCTTATGTTGGTTAGGGTTATGAACTTGGTAAGCCGGCATATATTGCCGGTTTCCTTTATGTGTTGTCTGTTCCTGCTGCTATCATGTGGCAGCTCGCATAAGGCTGTTAAATCTGACACAGAGATTGTACTGAAGGATAGTACACGTGAATCGGTCAACATCGTACATGGTTCTACAACTTCTTTAAGAGAGTTGATAACCACTAATGGCAGCTATGTGATTGATTTCCGTATCTATGATACAAGAAAACCACCTGACCGCCTGACCGGGGAATATCCGTTACTGGCTGACGGACACGTAGAAGGTGATTTTAACAAGAATAAAAAGAAGGAAACTGCAACCGAAGACAGTACGGAGGTGAAAGCTGACAAGGAAACCACTTCCACCAAACATGAGGAAACCAAGACTGAAGGGGTAAAGGAGAAAAAAGAATCCACGCTGCTTAAACAAATAGGTTTTGCCTGTGTTTGTGTAACCGTTTTGCTTGTTGTCATGTTGGTGGTACGAAAACATTGGCGCAACAGGCAAGCTTCATCATAAGACTTTAAATCTATAAATTGGACTGCTCCGGCTTGCGAAAGTCGGGGCATTTTTATATGTTTGCTGCAAAATGAAGTATTTATGAAAAACATTGTTAAAGAATATATTGCGAAATGCAATAAGAATCATCGCTACCTGTCATGGGAACATTGTTATGAAGCCTTTGGTAATCCTAATAATTCAATAGACTATTTGGCTTTGCATTTGGCTTTCTATCTTGCTAGCTGGGGAATGTACAGGGGGTCCACTGAGTTACTACAAAAAGATTATAAAATTCATATTCCAGTAGTAGAATATATAAAGCCATTAGCCTTAAGACGTGATTGCGTAATTGAAGCAGATAAAGCACAAGAGGTTATGAATGAAGTTAAAAATAGATATGAAAATATTGCTATAAAAGCTTCAAGAACACTGCAAACAAAGGTCTTGTTGGGTACATTGGGATGTATTCCGGCTTTTGACCGTTTTTTTGTAGATGGATGGAAACTGAAAGAAGGGTCTATACCCACCATTAGCTCTGTCTATGAATTTGCAAAAAATCATGTGAGAGATATAGAAGAGTGTCAATTGATGATTGATAGAAACATGCAGTATCCTCCAATGAGGATTGTAGATATGTACTTTTGGCAATTAGGATATGATGAATCCCAAAAGAGAAAACCTAAGGCGAGATCGTAATTTAAACTGTGTCAATCCTTAACAAGTCTGATTATCTCAAATTTTACTTTCGGATAAATATCTGAATATCAGATGAATTCAGAGTAGTATTAAACTAAGAAATAATAAACTAAAGGTTTGACACAGTTCTATTTACATAGCACCTAAGGCAGCCCAATAAGCTGCCTTATTTCTTATCCTTTCATCATCATAATATCTGCTTTCATTTCTATGTAATCCTTGTACTTCTCAGGATTGTTTACATAGTCAATCACCCTGTTTATTGCTATTTCCGCTTGCTTCTGCTTGACTTTTGTGTAGTATCTGATTACGCCTCTGCTTTTATCCGAATGCCCGAGGCAGTAATCTATAACTCCGTCTGGGATACCAAGTTCAGAGGCGAATTGGGCGAAGGTTTTTCTGGCGGAATAGAAACAAACTGTGGAATTTATCTCTAAGGATTTTCTCATTTTCTTCATTCCTCTGTTTATGAATCTCTGCAAGTTTTGGTAAGAAAAAGAATATCCTAAATCAATCTTACCTTTTTTGAGATATTTATCAATAATCTGTGCAGCAACTGCATGAATAGGTATTGTCAATCGGCTGTCGCCACGTTTTGAGCGAGAAGTCTTAGACCTCTCAAAAGATAAATAATTAGAATTGTCAAAGTGCACAGATAATAAATCCTTTAGGTTAATCCCGCATAGATAAAATGAAAGTAAGAACATATCTCTTGCCAAATTTAATTCTTTCCCTGTGAAATCAGCATTCAATATTTTCCTGAATTCTTCTATAGATAGGTCACATTCCTTTGGAGTAGCAGACGGAATTTTTGTATATGCAAAGGGATGTACCTCTACTTTTAATACACTTTCTCTTATAAGTTCATTGATACGTGCTTTCAAATGGGTTAGTCTAATCCCTATATTTCCGTCTGCATATTCATGCGTAATCATCCATTTATTGAAATGTTCTACTATTTTATAATTTATAGCTGGTATAGGTATATCTCCTTCTGCTTTAATGAACAGTTTAATTGTATCCTCGTTCATTTTAGCATAGCTTTCCCTGCCATCTTTCCTAAAATCTGCTATCCTCTTTTTCCAATATTCAATGAATGATATGTAAGGAGGGCGTTCTTTTGCTGTAATTACATATTTGATTTGTGAAGCTGACAAGAATTCCAAATCTGCAATAGAGTCGTACTTCTCTTTATATTGTGAGAATACAAACTGTATGCGTTTATTAATAATTCCGGCATCCTTTCTGTACACAACTCGCCCGTCTTCAAATTCGGAAATATCATCAAGTAAGAATTCTGTTTTAAGGCTCAGTTGTAATTCTTGGGGGATTAACATTTGTTAATTTCCCTTTATGCATACACCTTTGCTAATCTATACAGAA